TTTGTTTAATTAATTCTGATTGTATAGCAACTGAAATCATACGACCAAGTTCTCTACCTTGTTCTTCATCTCCTTCAACAGAAGAACCAGAGGCATCTACATTTACAACTACATTTGTTGAACCACCAAGAGCATGATTTGGTGTAACCATTCCAGATACACCTGGAGTAAATAGTTCTGGCCCACGCTCTCCTACAATATAAGAACCACCGCTTTTAACTGGACCACCGTTTGCCCTAAATATAGATCCTAATAAACCTAACCCTGGAGAAAAAGTTCCAGTTGCAGTGCCAAAAATAGCCATATTTAATGCAGCATCTATCATTTTATCTAATACATTTCGCATAACGTCATTTAAGGTAGCTGTTCCTCTTATAAGGTCTTTTATACCGTTTCCTATATCGGTAGCTATCGTTTCACTCATTCGTTTAAATGACTCTTCTACGAGAATTGCATTATCGGCTAATTTTTTAGCCTCATTATTCTGTTCAATAAGCTGTCTTACATTTATTTTTCCTGTGGCTATTTGCTTCAATTCTTCTCCAGTGGCAGCTTCTTCAAATTCTTTTATCTGTTTTCTTATTTCAGCCTCTTCTTTACCAAACATAATAATTGAGTCATACAATAGTGTTTGTTCAACTAATGATTCAAGTTTGCTCTTTTCTGCTTTTGCAGTATTCATGGGGTCTAAAGGAGAATCTCCAACAGTTGAAGAGGATAAACCTCTACTAGAGATTTTTAATATTTCAGATAACCTATCCATATCCCTTACCCCTGCAATATTAATTCCTGGGTCTAGTATGTTCCCTGGGCCCAACCCTCCTACATTTCCTATCGGACCTGGACCTAAAATACCACTATCCAAATCTTCTTTAAATGTTGTGAACTTAATTATTTCAGCTATTCTTTTCTCAAATTCTTTTTGTCCTAGCTGTTCTCTTACCTGTTTTAAGTTTGTATCTATAGTGCTGAACATAGTTGTTCTGCCTAAGATTTTGTTTATTTCAGCTAGGAAAGTTGTAAGTGGTCCTGATATAAATAACTGTAATTGAGTGGACAGTATGCCAAACTGTCTATTCATCTCTTTCGACTTAACTCCTAAATCCTTCAATCTATCTACACTTCCTACTCCAAGAACATCGTTAAGCTCTTTTGTTAATAGTGTAGCTAATTCAGTTTGCTTACCTTGTTTTTGTAGTTGTAACGCTTGTGCTTGGACTGCTTCAGAACTAAATAATGATCGCTGCGTCATTAAACTCATTGTTCCAGATGTTGTTCGTAATGCTTCTCCTAACTGTCTTGCGTTATTAGCTAACTGCTGGACAGTACCGACTAATGCTGTAGCTGCAATACCTCCTGCAAAACCGCCCATCTGACCAAACATTCCACCAATACCGCCACCTAAAGCTCCTGCTGTTGCTGTTATTGGGCCTTGACCAAATAGCAACGGAAAAGCTCCACTAATTAGAGCACTTTGAGTATCAAATCTTCTTCCTAAATTTCTAAATGTATTTGCACTCGATCCTGCTGGTCCTCTTAGTAGTTTACCCGTTCTCCTATCAAAATTTAATGCAGACTCAGTAGGAAGAGTAGAACTAGCAAATTGTGGTCCGTATTGTGCTGCTGTAAAACCTGTATCGCCTCTCATGCGTTCTAGTTTCTTTGCGTGGGCTGCTCCAGCTTTAGCAGATGCTTGATTTGCTTTCATTGCCTCTTTTGCAAATTCAGCCGATCTCTGTTCTGCTTTAGCTTTTCGTTCTGTTTGTTTAGCTAATATTTCTGCTGTTTTTTCTGCTGCTCTCATCTCAGCACTAGGAAGAGCAAGCATACCCCCCTTTGCGGCTATTTTATCTGCTTTATTTATTAGAGTATTTTGTGCGGTAGCTAACTTTCTAAGACGAATACCTGCTGTTCTAAGAAACTTATCGTCAGCATCATTAGCTATTATTCCTCCTCTACTGCCACCTCTACCGACTCTTTTTAACTTACCTACTTCTTCTACCTGAGTCTTTAGTCGTCTAAGTTGCTTATCTAATTTTTTAGTATCTAATTCTATATTTACTTTGTAATTAGCGGCCACGACTATTTATACTAAATAATTCTATATTAGCGTACTTTGCGAGTCTGGGCTTGTCGTCTTGCTTTTTCATAAGCCTCTTCTTCTCTTTCAGACTTAATTAAGAAGTAAGCGTTCCAGTGATACAACTCCTGGACTGACATTCTTTCCCTTATCTCTGTAATTGTATATCCTAATTTTTCTGCTATAAAAAACTGTAAAAATAAAAAAGTATTCTCTTTTAGTTTAGCTTTTTACGGCATCGGGGCTTTCCTCCTCGCCCATACTTTGCATCTTACCCATTATGTCCAATAAGACAGACAAAGGTATTTCTCTTCTTAAAGAGGGTAAGTCTGCTGTAGTAAACATTTTTGTACCTGATTCATCTTCAGCTTTTGTAACAATTACTTGAAGTGCAAAATCAAGATTACCCTCTTCTTTACCTTTATCCATAGCTATTAATGTACTGTTTATAGTATCTCTATCAGCTATTGTCAGAGGCGACCAGAAGATTTTTAAGATTAATTCTTTTCCCTTAAAAATGGAGTAGCTACTACGTTCTTCGACACTAAAGGCTTGCTTAAGTTTGTCGATTGCTCTGGTTGCTGGCATAAAAAATTGTATCTATTCCTGTAGTATAGCTTAGTATGTTCCTGCTGGCTTGGTTGTTTTAGTCGTGAAACCTCTATTTAGTGCTAAGAATCCTTTATCTATGTCTTTGAATATCTCTTTACTTTGCGTATAGACATCGTACCAGTTGGGAACATTGGGTCGAGGTGTTGTGTTAAATTTTTTCTTAAATAAGTCCTCATACTTTATTCCCTTACCTTTTAGTTTTGCTTTGTTAATAACAAAAGCTGCGTAATCTGTTTCGTTACCTATAAAGACAGGGCTAGTTAATGCTTGGTATATTTTAGCTCCTTTTCGGCTTGACTCTCTAAATATACTGCTTGGTAATCTAGGTGGAGCGTCATCTTGTGGTATAAACTCGCCCTGTCTTGGTCTTGTTGCCTGTACTTCAGTTTTACTGACGATCCAGGATTCGGCAAAGGTTCCTGTCCAAAAAGGACTTCGATTCATTAATGATTGTTGTATCTCTTGGGCAGCTTCGGCTCTTGCTTCTGTTACGAGTTTTCTGAAGTCTTTTGGTAACTGCTTTATGTCCTTAAGCATTTGCAGAAAAGTCACAGTTTATGACACTTAAAAAATGTGTGTCTCTATCAGTAGTTATAGCTGTAGGTCCTTCTATCTGACTGACCCTTGGAGATACTGAAAAGGTATCAGTATAGTTGGAAGCATTTACTGAAGTAAGTCCAGTTATAACTGATTCTGCTATTGCAGCAGCTACCGCACTTCCCTTCTGGGGTGGTGTCATCACTCCGCATCGAATTACACCACTGTAATAAGTTTCTGCTGCACCTTGAGGTTGAAGCGTTGACTGATTAAAATTTATATTAACCATCACATACTTTTTGGTTATCCCTGGAGTTGTGAAGGGCATATTGTCAAACACAACCGTTACTGTGTTGTCAGCAGTTGTTACTGCGTTTTTAATTGCGGTTTCAAATGCTGCTCGTGCGTTTACTAAAGTCATTAGAAAATAACGTCAACTCTGAATAAATACTCTTGACCACCACGCAAAGTTCTTACGTTTGTAATCTTTGCAACTCTGGTCGATCCAGAAAATGTAAGAGTGACTTCATCTGATAATAGTGGTTGGCTGTCTCCTATGAGATCGGGTGTTATATAAACACGGGCTACGTTTTCCTGAAAACCCGACTCTTCAGTGGACTGTACAAATTCTACGGGAACTTTAATTGTATAACTAGTGTCGCTTGTAGTTACTGCACCAGTAGATGTGTTGTACGATGTAGATAATTTTCTAGTGTAAATAATTGTTGTGTCTAATGAGTCTCCGAGTTGAGACACAACTTGTTTAGCTATGTTTTTTAGTGCTGTATCTAATTGTCCTGCCATTATCCTCTAACCGCCCTAAGTTGAAAACTACCTGCTCCACCTAGCATATATGCTCCAAGATAACTTTGTAACCAAGGGTAAACATCTAAAATATTATTTACAGAGCCAGTTCCCTGACTATCAGTATTATATTTAACCTGTATATCTCCTAACTTTACCTCAGAAAAATTACCATCTTTACCAGTAGTTCCCGTAATAGCATCAGTATCATTTGCCAATGCTCTCGCTAATTCAAATTGTGCATATTTAATATTATTTGGAATTTTAGAGCAAGCCAATTCAACTCCATCTACCTGATAATTATTTCTAGGAAATTTCAATGCCTGTCCATCATCACATCTATCTCCGTAATAAACCAAAGTATCAATCCATCTGACAGCAGATATTAATGATCTTTTCTTTTGATCATCTGTTTTATTTGTCCAAGTAGAAGAGTCTGGAGAAGTATCAAAATAATCATTAGCTTCTGTCAATGTGACATAACTATTAGCATTTTCTCCTTTTATTGTTGCGTCTATAGTAGCTGCCACGATCAATAAGGTAATTTAGTTTTATTGTAGCGTAAAGAAAAAACCCCACCAATAATTGATGAGGTTTCGTTATGACCACTTGTAAATACTATTACGCAATAGTAGATGTATCAAGTGGAGAGTTGACGATCATCTCGACCACAGGTATTAGGTCGGCATCGTATGTGATTCCCCAGTTATTTAAGTTACCTAACTGAGCATTTGTTGGGTTGTCTGTAGCAGATGTCCACTTAGTTCCCATGATGTGATAAGCACTATGGTAATCAACAGACATAACATCCTGCTTAGAAAGAATGTTTCTATCTGATTCAATACCTAGAGGAGACTGTTCGCCTTCAAGAATTGTTCCTGACTTGATTAAATAGCAACGGAACTCTTTCTGATGACCAGATGTTCCAGGAATTACTGTATTAACCTGTGAGTCAATAACAACATTCATTCCAGCGAATTGACCGATGCTTCTTTCGTTAACACCGACACCGCCACCACCCCAAGTTACTGCACCACCAGAAGTGAATGAGCTTGTTGAGAATGTAAGCATACCAACCTGATATAGGTAGTAAGCAACAGATGGATGAACTACGATTGTATCTAGTTCTTCGCCTCTTTCTCCAAGAACTGATCTTCCTCTTGCAACTGTAGATGCTGTCAAGAAGTTATCTTCATCAGCACCAGAAGAAGCAGCCTTACCTAAATCAAGTAAGTTTGCACCTAAAGGTCCAGAACCAGAGCCAAATAAACCATCCAAGATACTAAATAATCTTGCTGAGTTTAATTTGTTGATAGCATCTGCAATTTGGTTTCTGATGTGACCCATTGGATCTTCGCCAGCAGCCAATACAGCTACATCATCAACAGCATACGCAAAACCTCTATGACAGATAGTTGCGATCTGTGTTCCTGTACCAATCTTCTGTGGTGTCAAGTGACCTTGGTTACTTGTACCCCATGTTGCTGTACCATCTAAAATTTCTTCAGTTGGAGAGATTGGGTTAAATTCTGGAACTTGTATTCTTGTTCCACCTTCTGTTGCATCAAGAAGTGCGTTACGCACAACAGCACCAGATTTTATAAATGCACTACGTTCCTTGATAGCTTCGGAAACATATGTGCTGAGATTATTTCTCTTAACGATGTCCGCTAGTAGGACACCGCCAGAATAATTCTGAAACGGAGCAGCCATTCAGATTTACCTATTTAAGTTTTGCGATACCCTAATCACAGATAAGGGGGTCAATTTCACGGAAATTAACTATTTAGTTTGAGCCTCTTGCTTGAGCACTGCTGCAAGCTGCGGATCTTGCTCTAATAGTAGCATTTGTTGAGTCAGGTTGCCCGTTTTCCAGGGGTTTACTTGACCTCCAGAAGCATTTGCTATAGGACTAGGTTTTGCACCCATTCCAGCGGCACTACTAGGTTTAAAATGATGTTCCCAACCACTTCCAGGGTTTTTAAGACTTGAAAGATAAGTATTTAAATCTTGTTCTACACCACCATTAAGAACAACTACTTTACCTTCATTGTTTTTCTGTAACTTACTTTGTAATAATGATAAAGTTTGTTCTGCATTAATCGCTCCAAGATTACTAATAGCAGCAAGGGCTGTGGTCTTGGTCGAAGCGACTTCATTAGAAGTCTTCATATCTTCTAACTGTTGAGATAAATTTATTATCTTTTGATCTTTTTCCTGATTTGTTTTATTAGCTTCTTCCCAAAGAGTTTTCCATTGACCCTGCTCTTCTAAATCTTTGGTTCGTTTTTCCTCTTTCTGTTTGTAAACATCATCAAGTTTTGTTTTGATGCCTTTAAATTTTTCCTGTGCTTCAGCAGCTTCTTTTCGTGCAGCAGCTACTTGTGCTTCAAAATCTGCTTTCACAGAATCTAAATTAGGAGCTTGTGGTTGTGTTGGTTGTGCTGTTTGTGAAGGAGTTTCAGTCACAGACTGTTCAGCGTTGGTCACAGACTCAGGCTGAATTACTTTTTCTTCGATTGTCATAAATTAGTCAGAAAATAGATCGGTAGTTTTCTTTTTTGAAACTTTTTTCTTAGTTTCTTTTGGTGTGGTGGCAGCAGAAACTTCAGCAGCTTTTTGTGATGCAGTTTTTGGTTCTACCACTTCCCATTTATAAGTTCCATCAGATTGAAGAACTTTATCAATAGATCCAGCCATAAAAATGTATGTACTTGCTTCTTAGTTTACCAAACTATTCAGATTTGGCTTCATTCGCTGATGGTAACACTTCTCCCTGTACTAAAATGTCTCTAAATTCTTCTCTATCAATGACTTGCTGATCGAATAAAGATGTTAAGGCTGTAATATCCTGTCCAATTAATCTTTCAATATCAAAGTCTCTACTAATCTTTACTTCTGGTGGTTCAATACCTACATATTCAGCAGATAAATTAAATGCTTTCTGTAATTTCTGTTCTAATTCCATAGAAACCATTGCAAGCATAGAATTAGTATCCACTCTGTCTAATCTTCTTGCATCAGCAGATTCAGCTACAAACTTCTGTTGACTTAAAGTACTAATACCAAGAGTAGCCATCTGCATCTGCAACTCTTTAATTTCAGCAGATTGAGCATCAAAAGCACTACTGGCTGGTTCTACATAATAAACTTTATTACCAGGTTGAGTTGCCATCGCATAATTAACAGAAATAGCTAAATCTTTTGTCTGATCGTCATATCCTTCCATTACCAACATTGGTTGTGATGCAACGTGCAAACTATGAATTAAATCAGC